AATTATTTGTCTTACCATAATTGTAAGCATTAGTTTTTCTGTGCCATTTATCATAAAAGCTTAAACCCATATTTAATTTTAATGACTTTGTTTGTATAGTTCCATCTTCATAAACAAAACAATATAACATATTAATATGTTTATTACAAAGTTGTTTTAATTCTTTATAAATATCACATAAACTATTATATTTCATTTCTTCTAATAACATTGAACTATATACTACATTTGTTTTTCTAAGTTTTATTTCTACTATAATAATTTCATCTTTTGTTACTAAGAATAAATCATTATGTGCTTCTAAACTTGTTGGTACTACTTTGTATTCACTCATATATTTATTTACAAAGTTGTTTACGAAAAGTGTTCTACCTAAAATTTCACTTTCTTCTGCTGTTCTGTTTTTACTTGTTGTCATGGTGTTTTATATTTATTTAGTTAATTAATTTATATATAAATATAAAAAAAAATATTTAACGTTGTTTTTGGTTGTTTTATAATTATACATTACATAAAAAAACCACTACATATATTATATATTATTTTAATATTTATATAATAATAAGTATAAAATATATTTTTTTTTTATTATTTATATTTATTGTTATATTTAATTAAATAAAATAAAATTATTATGATATATAATGTTTATACAATAAAAGTATTTAATGTAATCAGATATGTAGGATATACTTCTGATTTAGATAATAGAACAAAACAACATCAAAGAGATTGTTTTAATCCTGGTAGTCCTAATTATAATAAAGAGTTATATAAATTTATCAGAGAAACAACTAGTTTTAAATCTTCTGATATTAATTTAGTTTCTGTATATACAACTAAGAATAAAGCAGATGCTAAAAGATATGAAATGTATTTAATACTTCAAGATTATTTTAGATTTGATGGAAGAGTTATAGAATTAAAAGAATCAATACCTAAATTAACAGATGGATGGTAGAACAATATAAAAAAAATAACAAAAAACAACGTTAAATATTTTTTGTTATACTTATATTAAATAAGTGTTAATATATTTTTTATTTTAATATTTTATACTTATAATTATATATAAAGATTTATAACTTTGTTTGTGAAAATATAAAGGATGTGAGAGTCCTTTATATTTTAAATCTCACACAAATAAAGAATAACAAACAAAAAAACTCACAACCATTTTAATTTTTAAACAAACAAATTATAAAACAAATGAAAACAATTAAATTTTCTTTAGCATTTACAACCAAAGTAGATGAAATATTAAAAAATATATATTCTAAAAGAGTATCAAGAGAAAGAGTGTTTACTTTCTTAGAAATAGTAGAAACACAAAGTTATAACCACCCAGAAAAACAATTTAGATACGAACGTGCTAGATTAAATACTGATTATCTTCGTAAATTATTAGGTAGAAACGCAACTGAAATTATTTATACATTACTAAATAATAATATAATATCCACAAACAATCATTTTATAGTAGGAGAAAAATCTAAAGACTATTGGATTTCTGATTCTTTTATGGATATAATTAATAATGTAGAATTGGATATACAAACCGATATATACATTGATAATGAGTTCTTGAACAATAACATATCGACTATATATAATCCTAAATTTAATAATATTCTTAAAACATTAAATAAATTAACATTTGATTATCACGGAGCAATGAATTGGTTATTATCATTAGATAAAAATGTTCATTTTACTAAAATAGATGGTACATTAAATATTAATAAATTTAATTGTTATTATAGAATGATTCAGAATGTAAATGATAAAAAATGGATAGTTGTAGAGGATGAAAAAACAGGTAGAATATTTACTACATTTAATTTAATAAAAAGAGAATTAAGAGAGTTTTGTTATTTAGAAGGAGAAAAATTAGTATCAAGTGATTTAAAATCTTCTCAACCATATTTTTTAGCTTCTTACTTATTAAATAAATATAATGATAATAAAAATGTCCAGTTATTTTTTAATACAATAACTACATCTGATATTTATACTTATTTTTTAGATCGATATGTAGAATTAAACGGAAGCAATTCTTATGAAGATTATAATACTACTAAATTTATAAACGAAACTAAATATATTACTTGCAGAAATGATGTAAAACCACAATTTTGTAAAGTTTTATTCAAAAATAATAAAGGTCCGGCAGCATTATTAAATGTATTTAAAACTGATTTTAATGATGTGTATAATTATATTAAAGAATTAAAAAACGTAAAATCAAATGAGTTAGCATTAACATTACAATCAAACGAATCAGAAATATTTATTGGTACTAGTAATAAATTATTTAATAATGATATATTAAATTTAACTGCTCACGATTCGATATATGTAAAAAAATCAGATAAAAATATTATGTTAGAGTTTTTAAATTCTGAATTTGTTTGTAATGGTTATCAGAAGTACGAATTAAAATAATATATTATTACTATTTTATAATTAAATGGGAGATAGACATCTCCCATTTATTATTTATATGTGTAGTGTTGTTGTCAGGGCTAATTAGGATAAATTTGCCTTTGAGAGGCATTTATCCCTTTTGCCCACAACAAACTTTATTTAGTTATATTATATACCCATAGCAACTGTTGTGCAATTAAATATTATAAAATAATATAGTATTTTAAGAATAATCTTATATAAAATCTCAAAACCGTACGTAATAAGTATAATATTAGATTTACTATACTATTTATAATAATATTTAATATTAATAATAATAATAATATTTAATAATAATAATAATAATAATAATAATATTTAATAATAATAATAATAATAATAATATTTAATTATAATAATAATAATAATAATATTTAATATTTAATTATTATAATTACTTATATTTTTTTGGCTACAATTCTTATTGCCGACCAATATATATAATATGTAAAGATATTAATATATAAATGTATTTATATAGTTATAATAAGTATTGTAAAGTAAACTGTAAAAATGTAAACTTTTTTACTGTATTATGTTTATATATGTTTAATCTTATTTATATTATTATTATTATATATATTATATATTATTATATTATTATATTATTGTTATTTATTATATTGTTATTATTATTATAATATTTTTTCAACAATTCAATCAATTGGCTACACTTTCGACTTATGTTCAATGTCGCCTATAATGAGTATGAGTACTTAATAATATATATAATTCAGACATTCCTTTTAGATGTCATAATTATTAATTTTTTAATTTGATAATAACATCATTCATTGTAACACTCTTTTACCTATACGTGTTATTGTTTATAATTATCATATATTATTCTGAGTGGAAACTTAATGGATAACGAAGAATAATACTGATATAATATTAACTACATTTTGTATTGGTTATACTTTGTATTAATAATATATTTATCTAGTCTTTGTATTAATTATTATTCATCTCAACTTTTATTCTTACTTCCTTTGTTTAATGAAGAAAAATTAAAACAGAAAAACGAAGTGCAGGAAATGAAACGTCAGTGGAATTTCCCAATTAAAACATAAAAATAATTATATTAAAATAAGTACTGATAAAATTGTATTTACAGTATAAAACAGTTATAATTAAATAAATAATAAATTATATGAAAGAGGTAGCAATTATATTAAGCGTGTGTTTAGTTTTAGGACTTTGTTGTTCGGTGATTGATTTTATTTTAAACTATAAAAAATATAAACAAGATGGATATAAATTCAGAAGATAAAATAACCGGTATATGTAAAGATTGTGAACATTATATATCAGGTGAAGAAAATAAAACATTAAGAGGTATCAATGAAAGAAATTCTAATAAAGAAAGATGTTCGAATACTTATTATGTTATTAGAAAATTAACAAATTGTATAACTGGATTATTTAATCAAAAACAACGTTAAATTTATTTTTTTATACTTATATTAAATAACAATTTAATAAATTAAACAAAATGAAAACACAGGAATTTAGACAACAAATTTATAGTACATCGAACGGGAATAATGAAGAATTAGAAATTATAGAAGAATTAAAACAAGTATTGTATAATACTATGAATCATAAATTATACAATGATAGTTTATACTTTGAAAAGAATGCATATAGTAGTAAAATAGACTCAATGACATTTAAGTATAAATTAATAAATACTAACTATATCGTTAAGACATTTGTTGTTGTTATAAATAATATTATAGAAGATTTTGAACTATCGGGTTATGTTGCATTCTGCATTGATACTGATCACACTGATTTTACCAGTTTTAGTGACAACGATATAAAATTTTCTACTATTAATGGAATCGAAATAACAATTAATATACTATTCCAATTCGAGTAAAAGAAAAATTATAGAAGTGTGTAAATAACAATAATTAAATATGTAAAATATGAAAGGATTTAAAAAAGATGGTACACCAAGAAAAGAAAGACAAAAGAATTATGAAAAGAAAATTAAATCATCAAATTCAGTGAATGACTTTTGTGATGGTGTAGAATTAATAGAAAAGTATATTCCGCCTAATATGATGTATGGTATTATAGTAGAAGAAGAGGAAGCATATTTTGGACAAACAGAGTGGATCACTGATAAAACTATTTTATCTAAATTATATAAATTAAATTGGAGAAAGAAGAAAGGACAGTGGATGTTTAATACATCAAAGATACAAGACTTTATGAATCAATAAAAAATAAAAAAATTATACTTATATTAAATAATAACTTAAATAAATAAAACAAAAAATGGAAACAAACGAACTAATTAAACAAACAGATTATTATAAATCTGTTTTAGAAAAAATTATTGTAACTAAAATAATTGTCGATTCAGAATTCAAATCAGAATTGTGTTATAATAGTAAAATAGAAAACTTTGAAATTTTTGATAATTATGGAGATTTAATAATATATATTAAAGATCTTATTATAGATAAAAATCATATCAGAGATGTTATTAGATATTTTAAACTATGTGGTCACCCACTTCAAATTATTTATAACAAAGATGAATTAATAAAGAAACCAACGAAAAATCCATTAAAAAACACATTAAAAAAATTTTTTTATACTTATATTAAATAATAACTTAATAAAACAAACAAAATGAAAATATTAAATTTTTTTAAAAAACAGTCCAAAGAAGAAGTAGTAGAAAAAACAAACTTTGTACCTAATCCATTAGCAAATAAAGCACTTTTATTGCTTACAAAAGTAGAAATGGATCTGAAGTTTGTCAATTTAAAATACGACTCAGAATCAAGTGATCCGTTATTTACCAAAGAAAGATATTATGAATTTGAAAAGTTTTTTGGTCAAATAACTGTTTTAAATAAACATACAATAATGCGTAATTTATATTATGCAACAGAAGAAAAGTTACAACATATTATAACATTATGTAACGAAATATTAGATAACCCAATTAAATAAAATAAAGTATTATGAAAACACTAAAATTAATCAGAAAACAAAAAGCAGTAATAGATATAGTTGTATCAGATAAATTATTAAATATAATTAAAGAAATACCAAATACAACTATGACAAGTAATAAGGAAGAATATAAATTAACATTTAATAATTAAAAATAATTCAAAAAAATAGTATATATTTGAAAAATAATATGTACTTTTGTATTATATTAATTAAACAAATTAAATAAATAGAAAAATGAGAAAAATATCAACAATTGGTCACTGGATGGCAATATCAACTCTAACAGTTGGAATTTGTGTTTTAAGTTTAATAAATCACTCAGAACGAAAAAATTATAAAAAACATTTATCAACTGAACAAACGACTATAAATGTCTTACGTGATATAAATAAAGTAAATACTATTAATAGTATTAAAACTATAAATTTATTAAATCATAAATTAGATAGTTGTAAGAATAATAGTAAAACAATAATAAAATATACTGATAATTGGGAAACTATAACCGGACAAACAAGTGATTTAATAGTAAATAATCAAGGTATAATAGGAAGAGAAATACCAGATGTAGATAATAAACATTCTTATATTGTAATGAATATTTTAAATAAAGAATGGAAGCAAAATTATATGTTAAAGATAATGGTAATGAAAAGAATAAGATAATTTAAAAGGAGTATTAATTTACTCCTTTTTTTATTTTAATAATAATGTTATATCATCTTTATTTGTTGCAATATCTCCGGTTGGTAATAATAATGTTTGTACATCAGAAATTACAGTTGGAGTAATAGTAATAGGCCCTCCAGTACAAGTTATACCTCCTGGATTTGTTAATGTTTGTATTATAGTAGTTAGTTTATTTATTATTTCATTTTGATTTATTATTACATCTTTTAATGATATTGTGGTTTCGATATTATTGATTTCTTCGATAATAATCATTTCGTCTGTTGTAACTTGTGATTCTTGTGTTTCTGTATATAAGTTATTTTTAAAAAAATCTATATATAATTTAGGATCGGGTAAAATGCTAAAATAATCATTTATTATATGTTCTATTATTTTTTTAATCATTCTAAAATAAAACCCACATATTTTAGAATTATTATATAAATAACTAATAATAATATTCAGATTATAATTTATAGAATTATTAATTGTTAATGAATTATATAAGCCATTAAATTTTATAACATTATTATATATTACACTATCTGGTACCGGATATAAAGTTTCATTTACTGTCTTACCACGGTTATGTAAATGACCTTCTATAATAATTCCAATTGCATAAATATAAGATCTTATTTTATTTTCAATACCTTCTTTGTCTTCTATTTTAAATGTGGTTAAAAATGTTTCGTTTCCGTCTATATTTTTAAACTCATTGGCATACTCAGAAATTTGTATTTGTTCAAACTTCTTATTTACTAAAAGCATCTGAATAAATGGAATATCATTGTAAAATTTTACATTAGTTATTCCGTATTCTTTTAGAAAATCTTTTGGATTAGTCAATACAAAAGAATAAAATCTTAACAAATCAATACAGAAATAATAAATACTAGATTGTGAATATGGTATTGATTTATCATTATTTTTTAAAAATGTTTGTATTGTACTTTTTTTGTTTACTGTTTTTTTAGCTTGAGTAGCAATCCTAATCTTACTATCTATTCCTGCTAAAATATCTATATCGGATTTAATATTAACTCTTGCACCTGCATCTGTAGACATACTTACATTTTCTTGTCCGGATACCATTGCATTATTTCCTCCGTTTGTTTCGATGCTTTTCCAGGCGTTAATCTTATTAAACTCAGCAATTATTTTATTTTGATCATTTAAAGAAAATGTTACATTTGATCCTGTTTGATTGTTTATTATTGTAGTTGACCGTACAGATTCAGTTAATAAAATATAACCATTATATTTATCAGTGAACCCTACAATACATAAATCACCATTTTTACCAGGAGTAAATGTAGTATTTATTTTGCTCGGGCTATATTTTATACCATATATAAAATTAGGTTTATATGTGTTTTGATCGGTAGTATCTACAAATTCTGGTCTATTAACTGGTTCTACTGTTACTGTGTGTTCTGATTCTTGTATATCTCTAATAACACATAACTCTAATGTATTATATCCTTGCTTGGTTAATTCTTTTAGTTGATTTCTTAAATCCATAATATATTATAATTTTAATCCTAATGTTATTATTTGTGTTAAACCCGAATTAGCATCTAATGTAATATTAACACTATCAACATAATGTTCTTCGGTAATAACTTCTAAACTATTTTCTATTTTAACTGTTATTATATCTCCTATTCTTATTATAGGTTTTAAAAATGTAGTAAACTCACCCTTATATCCGGCAGTAGGATAATTATTCCAAGTAGATAATACATATTTTTTTAATTCTTCTTTAGATAGATTAGGTAAATTTAATTCTATTCTTGTAGGTCTATTTTCAATACTTTTTAAAGGGACTGAATTGTTTTTTACTTGTAATTTATATGCTTCTTTTAATTCATTACTCACAAATTTATCTGTAGAAGTTGGTTGTTTTAATTTACTAATATCTTCTACAACATTAATACCATCCAATGTTCCTAATATTATAGATGTATCGTTTACATATTGTTTTGAACTTCCGATTACACTTAAATCCTTAGATTTGTCAAATGTATCAATTTCTAAATTAGATTCTATAATAGGATAATATTTTATATTATAAGGATAATGATAAGTTGCTTTAGATGTTAATGTTACATTAGAAATATTATACTTTAATCCAGCATTAAGATATGTAAGCATTCTACCAGCTTCTTCGTTCCATTCAATAGTAAAATATATAAATAGTTTATAATCTTCTTTTAAAGTATTAAATATTTCAGCACCAGTACTTGAATCTTTTATAATAAATTGTCCAATTTCTATTTCGGGGACTCTTAAATTAATAAAACTAGTATCTCTTTCTACAGAATCCGAATTCCATACAATCCACTGAATAATATCTAATAGCATTACTTTTCTATTAATTATAGTATTATCACTTAATACTGGACCATTATAATTACTTATTGTATTTTTAGTTATATCGATTGCTTTATAATCCCAACTATTTTTTAATCTTTTGTGTTTAAAAAGATAATTAGCATCTTCACAAACTATATCAATGCTATCTTCACCAATATCAAATCTAGCAACATATCCAATAAATACTTTTTTTGCATCTTCTTTTATTGAATCGGTTATCGATTCAATTTCTTTTAGTTGATCGTTATTAGCATAATAATCTAAATATACTTCTATTTTACTACCTACTGTTATTCGTAAATAGAAATCTTCTGCAGAATTAACGTTAGATTTTGGTATAATATAATTTTTAGTTAATATAACATTTTTATTAGGTATAGTTATAATACAAGTATCAGTAAGAGTTTCTATATCACTATTAATAACTAATTGACTATAATTCTGTAATTTAAAATTATATCCATAATTATTTATTAACTCTATCTTATCGTATATATTATATAACATATTATGAATTTTTTTGTGGTACTAAAATATCTTGTGTTTTATCAGATTTAAAAGAAATTGATATATTATTATGACTATAAAATCTAGGATCTTGTCCAATAGAATAATTCGTACATATTAAACTATCAATTTTATAAATAATATTTAATTGTGGACTTATTAAACTAATTTTTTTACCACTGTTTAATATAGTTACTAATTTGATTATCTGTTTACTATTTTGTTGCCAAAATGTAGGACCGGATTCTAAATAAGATATATTAACGTCATAATTAGAACTACCAAAGGTTTGATATATTGGTCCATCTGTACCTTTTACTCTAGTTTCTATTACTATTGGACTTGCTGATATATCTATAGATACTCCGTGCATTATTATATATTTATAATCGGAACTTTCTGTATTGTCCCATATACTAGGATTAAATGCGGATGTTATGTCATTTACACCTAAAAATAACATACACCAAGTATTATTTAAACTACCGAATTTATCAAATTTCCAATATTTTTTACTTAAATAGTCAAAGTCTATATCTTTTGCTATCGAACCACCATACATAATATTTTTAGTGGTGTCGTTAGCTAACGACATTAAATTATAAAATTTAGTATATGCTTTATTTGTTATATCTATATTTTCCATAATTAATATGCTAATTTTGTATCTGCTATAATTGTTGTTAATGCTTTACTAACTAATTTTGCTAATTTAATAGGATCTTCATTAGTAGTTATATTTTGTTCTTTTACAACACTATCTATATTGATAACTAGAGATTTAATATCTCTAGTTTCTGCTAATTTTTGTGTAGATAATTTATTAATATTTCCTGAAGTAATAGTATTTTTTTTATTTGCTACTTGTCTATCTCTAAATGCTTGTAATTCAGCTAACATAACTCTAGTTTTTTCTTTTGATGCATCAGCTTTAATACCTGATAATCTTGCAGCTTTTTGAGCTTCACTTTCATTTCCACTTCCAGCTTTTATTTTTTCTATATCTTTATTTGTAACAATATCTATATTTACACCACCTAACTTTTTTATCCAATCAATATTAAATGCATTACCTAATGTTTCTAATCCTAAAAATACTACATTTAAAGGACCCATAACAAATTTTAATAAAAGTGCTCCAATTGCTTTAAATTTTTCAGTCCAATTTGCACCTTCAAATAAATCAGTAAATAATTCAGTAAATTTAGTTAAAGAGTTTATCATAGAATTTATTGTTTCAGATATAAAATTTTGTCCATCCTTTCCACCTGATAAAATACCTTTAAAAATTTCCCATTGATTAGATAATCCTTCTAATGCAGTAGTTGTTTTACCTATTTTATTTGGCATTTCATCTAAATTAATATTTATTTTAGCTAAAATCTCTTGAAAAACTACTCCTAAATCTTCACCAGGTCCACCAAACATAGCAGAAATTGCTGTTTTTGCACTTGCTGAATTACTACCTAAATCAGATATTTTATCAGAAACTATTTTCATAGCATCAATTGAAGTAATACTACCAGATTTTACTTTATTAGATAAATCAATATAATTAATACCAATTCCTTTTAGAGCAGCTTGTTGAGATTTACCCATTTCACCAAATTTAATACCAAATTCTTTTATAGCATCTGAACCCTTTTGACCCATTCCACTATTTAATAAATTGGCAACTAATGCACTAGATTCTTTTGCATTCAATCCCATATCTTTAAATACTGGGCTAAATTCAGAAAATGTATCTATAAACTCTTTACTATCTGCTGTTGTTTTAGATAATCCTTCTTGTAATATTGTTAATCCCGTAGCATCAGTTATTTTAAATAAATTACTTAATTTTTCAGTTGTTTTAGCTACTTCTTGTAAAGACAAATTAAATGTACCAGATATAACTTTTGATTGAACTCTCATAGATTCAGTAACATTACCCATAGTTTTAGATAATGTACTAAATTCTTTTTCAATTATTATACCATTAGTAAATAATCCAACACCAACCGCAATAGCACCTGCTGCAGCAACTCCATAAGGTCCAAGTGAACTTCCAGCTTTCATTATTGCACCAGACATATCGTCTATTTGAGAAGTAACACCTTGAAATTGTGCAGGTAAAATACCAGTTAAGCCACTTAATTTATCTGTTAATCCTTTTGTTGATTTCTCTGCTGATTTAATACTGTTATTAAATTTAGCACTAAAATCATCTTTATATTTACCAATTATATCTATTATATTTGCCATAATTATAATTCCATTTTATTCATTTTATTCTTAAATATATATTGTAATCCAACATATAATTCAGCATATTGATCATCATTTAAGGTATAAGGATTTATATTATAATGATATGCTATTAATGAGTCTATCTTTAGAAATTCATTATCTTCAATAGACTCATTTAATTCATCTATTTTTTTTTTAAGTCTAATGACTTATTATATATTAATACTCCGGATAATTGATGTAACGAATAATAATCTACTATATCATTTATATCTGACATATTAAATATATATCCTTCAATTTTTAAATTATTATAAATATATCCAAGTGCATCTACACTAGATTTAATACTTAAATTAAAAAGATGTTTAATTTCTTCTCTATTAGGTTTTCTAATTTTAAATTCTTTACTATTAATAGAAACTGTATAAATATTATTATCATAAATAATATCTGCCTCTTTAAATGATAAAAAGTTAGAACTTAATTCTGTAAAATATCCAATTTTATCATCGAATTCAAAATTATTATCTAATTGATTTAAACAATCATCGAAAAGTATTTCAAATGCGCCCGCAGTATCATCTTCTTTTAATTTATCTAATACGTTTTTATATGTTAATTTATTAGGATATTTAAACTCTAATAATTTACTATTATGATTAATAGTAATAATATCTCTTTTTTGAGAAATGTATTCTCCACCTTTTGCTTCAATAATTTTATTTTCTTTTTTCATATTGTGTATATTATTTATATATGTTATTTTAGATTCTTCTTCTAAATTTTCTATTTTAGTGATTTTCATATTAATTTATTTAGTGTGTATATTGTAAGTTTACAAACAATAAAAGAATGGAATAAAAAATATTCCATTCTTTTAAATATAAAATTGTATTATTAAACTATATTACCTATGTTCACTTTTCCTATAATTAACCCTACTTCTCTTGTATAAAGAACATCATCTTTATTTACTCCATTAGAATATCCCATAAAATGAACAAATTCTAATTTATCAGCTTTAGTTTTATCATTATAAGTAGTATAAGATACAGTTATATTCATACCTACACCATCTTGTCCTAAATACAACATACTAGGAACTCCAATAGATATTGCTATCTCATTAAGCTTTCCTAATCCTGCATCTGTAAGACTCATAGATCCTTCACAAGTAATATTACCAACTCCAAAATGTGAAGGTCTATTGTGACTACCCAAAGTGTAATCAAACTCTTTTACTTGTGATTGAGAATAACTAATACCTTTAACATATTCTGTAATATCTACAGTTCCAAAAGCTACTCCTGATAATTCAACTATTGTATTAATTCGAGAATAGTTGTTACCATTTATATTCAAATTATCATTAAATGTTGGCATATTTTTATTTTTATTTTATTAATTTTATACTAAAACTAAATCTTTCATTAAACCAACTTCAACACTACCAATATGATAAGTATATTCTACTCGTTTACTTGTTAATAATGTATCTGGAAATTCCAAAAGAATATTACAGAATATATCTCCTACTGGAAATAATGCTGATTGTTCCCTTGTAATGAAAATATTTAATTGTGTATTAACTAAAGAATCTATTTCACAATGTCCGTATCCAACTATTGGAGTTTCTATTGTTTCATCTAAATAATTCATTAATACTTGACTTCTTACTGTCAATCTAGCTCTAAGTTTAGTAGCAGTTGTTAATACAACTTTTTTATTATCATCATCCAATGCTACTACTTCAGCTACAAAATCCTCACCTTGTTTTATTTTAAACATAACTTATATTTTTATAATGATTGAGTAAAGTTTAAATTAATTGTAATATTATCAGCAGATTCAACTACTATAATACGTACATTAATTGTAACTGTTTTTGAAGATAATACATTAAGAGTTTGATCTAAAAATACACTAAATGCACTTATTTCTAAATTAGATTGCATTGTAGATAAAACTGATTTAGCTGCATCTTCAAACACACTAATACTAGCAGGTCTCATTGTACCATCTGAATTAAATAATACCGAACTTCCAATTAATGGACTTAAACTTCTATCTAATTCTCTAATAACTTTATTTCTAACTCTCATTATATGAATAGAATTAAAAGTATCAGTAACTTTAGCACAATTATGATCGTTGCTTAAATATGTTCCTGCGTAATTAGGAAGATATCTGAAGAAAATATAACCATCATCATTTAAACTATCTAAATCTGTTTCTGGTATAGTGGTGATTGGTACCATTGAACCTGTTACTAATCCTTCTTTCCAATAAAATCCTGGAGTAGATAAAATACTACCATTAGAATAATTATATTTCCCTACATTAAGTATATTTTCACTTACTTTTGAAGTATATAATGCTCCTGTAATAGTTCCTAATGCTGGTACTGATTTGTTTAATGCTGTTGTAACTGTTAATGCTTCATTTAAAGTATCTTGTCCAATAACAACTGATGTATATCTTAAATCTGTTGCTAAAACTCTTAAATCTGGTAATAATGCTTTGGTTATTGATGATGTGTCTGCTCCAAATATACCAATTGCTGGCTTTTTAAATGCATCAAATGTTGATAATTTAGTATTGAATGTTGCTAAATCTGTAGCATTTAATGCTTTAGGAGTATAGGTAACATACATTTTAATTTCACCATTTGAATATAATCTCATACTATCTAATTCAGTAAAATCGTAAGTTGGAGAAGGAACAGCAAAAACACCAATCCATACATTAACCCCACCCATTCTAAAAAATTCTGATAATTGATAATGTTCATTTTTAAAGTTTGTTGAAGCAGCAGTAATACCACAAGCTTCAATAGCAGCTAAATTAGTAAACTTTATAATTCTATTTGTAGTACTAAAAGTTGTTAAATCAGCTATATTAGCATTATAGAAGCAGAAACCTGTAATTCCATCAATATTTGTTGAAGGTCTATTTATAGATCCTGTAACATTTATACTTACTTTAGGTAATGCCATAATTTCTTATATTTATATTTTTATTTTTATTTTTAAAAAAATAAAGGTTATTTCAGATACCTATAAACTGATAATATACACTAAAAAACTAAACAGCTTCTACAATTGCCATAACACCAGGAGTTTTAGAACTAACTACATCATAAAGAGTAGTAGCACCAATTCTAGTATATGCTTGCATAATAGGTTTAAATACATTAGCTGCATTTTCTATAATTTGTAATGCAATTTGTCCATTAGTTGGAGTTCCTAATGCAACACCTACTTTACTACCTTCAACTATTAAAGCAGCAGATAAATGAGTAGCATCATACGCAATTGCATAATCTACGGCTGCCTTAGCTGCCATAGCTGCTGTATAAGGAATACCTAAAGAACGTTGTATAACTTTCAATCCTGCGATAGTTCCAACAAAACCGTCAACAGTTGAAGTTTGAGTCAATGATGTTACACCTACAAAAGCTGAACCCATATCTACTAAGTCAATATATTGAAATGGATCTACTATAATATATAAATCATTTTGATTAGCTCCGATAGTGTTTTTCAACATTTTAGCTTTAGCTTGCAATAAATCACTAAAAGTAATTTTCTTAACTGTATTACCATATTGATTTAAACGTGTAGCAACTCCTGTGGATCTAACAATAGAGCCAGTACTAGTATGTAACGGTGCCCAACCAAATGCAACTTGTTGAGAAACTGATTGTTTCAATTCTGATGTAATTTGTTCCATTACTGCTGTACGAGTATCAAACGAAGCTTCGTCATCATTAGCAACACCAACTGTTCTTGCTGGAGCAAAAATACCGGTATTATTAAATGTTTTAGTACCAAATGTAGCAGCACCAGCTGTAAAAGGAACTAAAGCACCTTCCAATACAGGAACAGTAGCAGATCCACCTTGTGGTAAATTAACAGTTACACCATTAACATAAGCCGACCAATCTTTTCCAATTTTATACCAATCACTTGTTTCGTATAATGTAGCAGCTAAATCAGCTGTCCATAAAATTTGATTAAATGCCATTTTTTTATTATTTTTATTTGTTTAAATATTCTTTTTCTATTTGTTTATATAAAGAAATGTTTTCTTTACTTAATTTTTTTAATCCTTCTTTATCATTTTTAAGATACCATTCATATGTTTTAGTATCTTTATTAAAACCTTTATTTAATTCAGCACTTAATGAAATGTGCTTAGGAGTTATAGTATTAAATATATTGGTAAGTTGTTCAATACTTAATTCAATATAAGTAGAAATAGCATCAGGAGTAATTTTATTCAATTTAATAGCTTCATTAATTAAAGAAGTTTTTTTCTCAATTAAATTAGATTCAATGCTTAGTTTCATTTCATTAATTTCTTTACTTTGTTCTGTTACAATTGCTTCCTGTTCAGTTAATAACATTTTAAGTTTTTCTATAACTGAATTTAGCATTTCAATAGAATCTCCAACAACTTCTTCGGGTGAAACAGGTGCTACAGGTTCGGAAGGAATTTCTTCAACTGGTAAAGCAGCTTCAATTGTTTTATCTTCACATTTCATTTCTTCAATTGGAAGTTCGTCAGTTGGTTTACCTGATAATTCAATTTTATTTTTAAAATCTTTCATATTAATTATTTCTTTATTTTTTCCGTAGGTTACCATATTATTTAATTTATTTTTTATTCTTTTCGCTTTAGGATTAGCTGGAATAGCTACTATGCTTGCTTCGTATAAAATAGAAGATGTAACAACTAATACATCATTTTCATTTATATATCCTTCTAATGGTTGTATTCCTATACTAGCACAATTTAAACTTCCTCTTTCAAACTTATCTTTTATAATAATACTATCTGTATCTTCATCGAAGTTAGGTAATGCTGTTATATCAGTGTCATTAATTTCTATATTTTCCCAGTATCCAATAGTTTTATCGTATTCGTGATTGAATAACATCTGAGGATTAGAATTAAATTCCTCCATATTTATTCCAGATGTATCAATTTGTAACTGTATGCCGTCTTTACTAAATATATTGTTAGATGTTAATATTATTCTGTCCATATTAAAAAGTTTACAAAGTTTTTTTATTTAAAATATAAGGTTATATAAATAGTTACATCTGATTCAATAGGATCTCCATTAACTCTTTTAATACGTATTTTATTATCTGTTGGATTCAAATATACTTGATAAAAATATATAGCACTTATAGAACTATTAGTTATAGATGTTGCCACATATCCAGAACAATTAGTTATAGCAGTATTAATTAATATATCAGTTGAAGGTAATGTACCAGTTTCAGTTTGAATATAACCTTGTAATAGTTTCATACCATCATTAAGATATGTTAAACTTAAATTACTTCCACTACCATTTAATTTAGCAACTGCATTATTCAAATCTAAATCAGTTCCTGTAATGTATGTATGTAATGCTAATTTTGAAGCTGGTACTAAATTAACACCGGTAGCATTTTTAACATCAGATTCTGATGCATATCTATCATCTATACCAGCTTTAACACTTGCTGGTGTAGTAGCTTTTGTTGCATTAGTACCAGTAATAGTTTCAGCATTAGTGGCTAATTTAGAAGTATAAAATGCAGAAACTGTAGCAGGTGTTAAGAATTTATAAAAATCTGTACCAGCAATAGCATCATTATTAGTAGCTTTACTTATTACAAAAGGTAATACTGCTGTAAAATCTTGCCATACTACTGGAGTTTCTGTAAGAATAGCTTTTTTTATTCTTAATACATTATGAGATGTTAAATCTTTAAATACTCTATTATCTGTATCAACAGTTGATAAATCCCAAAACCAATTAGTTTGAACATCTATCAAAGTTGTTCCTGATGGAAGTGGTGAATTAACAATCGCATCTACAAATACTATTTCAGTATCTACAAACATTGCTCCAGCAGTTATATTTAAAAGTGGATTACTTCCACCTGAATTTGATACTGTTACATTACAACCATAAAATCTCATTGGATATTCAGAATTAGTATATACAAATGCTAATCCTATTGCTTCTGATAGTTTTATAGTATTTTCTTGTAACACTAATAAATCTTCTAATCTTAATGGTTGTCCACCTGTATTTGTTATTATTGATTTCATTTTTTTAAAAGTATATTATTTTATAATTTTTACCTGCGTGAATATATAATTTTATTAAAGCTATTAATTTATTAATAAAATCTGTATTAGTTGAATAAATAATCGGAACATTTACTATAAAATCATATTGATCGTTATCATACTCTGAAGTTGTGTAAAGATATGTATCATCTTCATTTTCGGTTGTACTGTATAAATAAGTAATTTCGCCAAATACATCTTCTTTATAATAAATATAAACTTCATCTAACCAATATCCATCTGATATAAATATAGCTGTTATCGGTGAAAGTATTGTATTTAATAAATGTTCTAAACTTAATATTTGAGAATTATGACTTGCTAAGAATTTATAATAATCAAAATCTAATTTAAAGTTATCAAATCCTTTTGATAAACTTGATATAATAAGATATAACCAATCTGTTCTGGTTGTAGTTCTTCTTAATGTGTCCGGAACTATTTCTGCTATTTGTATATAATTAGGTATAATCATTATTTTGCAATATAATTTATTGATGTTGATAATGGATATGCAGGATTTATAATCATATAACCAGCAGTTGAACTATATTCGTGTACAACAGTCGTATTAACTCCTAAATCATCTAATGCTGATATACTATTTATCCTTGGATCTATAACACCAGCTATCAATTGTAATTTATCTAATAATTTATTACTATTAAATTTACTATCAAATTCTATATTAACTATATAATCATTGATAGCAGTTTCAATTGCTGATTGTATTGTTGCTTGTGTGTATATACCATCATAAATAATAGTCATATTAATTGATATTTGATCTGGATTATAATTTTGAATTATAATCTGTGTTCCTGCATCTTTACATTTAAACATATAAGATGTAAAAGCTATTAATTCAGGTGAAGATAATATATTAGTAGATATTCTTCTTATTTTTAAAATTAATCTATTATTACCTTCTAATCCAGTACAACTTGACACAATTTTAAGTGAAGGATTATCTGTAGAATAAACTACATCATTAACTCCTACAACAGGAATATCACCATATTGAAAGCTTTTAGCTTTTTGTATATACCAATTTAATGTATGGATTCTATCTGTACTAAGAATAGTATTTATTTCATTTATAGCAGAAAGAGATGATATATCTGTTATATTTGATGCTACTGCAAAATTATATAACCATAATATAAATTCAGGTACTTTTCCATTTGTTAATGCTGTTATTAATGTATTTTCGTCTGTAATACCACCGGTAATTAAACCATCTAAAGTAGATAATGTATTTTTCTCTGTTAATAATTCTTGAAATATATCATCAATAGTTCTTATATTGAAATTAGGCATATTAAATTTTTATATTTATATTAAATAATCTATATTAAAGTCTGAATTAAAATCACCATTTGTAATAGGAGATTTATCTGTAGCCACAATATGATTCATTCTTTCATATTCACTTAAATTAAATGTAGGTTCTGCAATTATATTAAATTTTAATCCTGTTTTATATGGAAAATCTATCATATTCATAGGATTTTGTTCCAAAAAAGTATTTAGGTATTCTAAATTACCATAATTTGTTAATACAAAATCAAATATGTTTTGATAATATTGCTTTATATTTGCGTTCTTTACACTCATACTAAAAGTTTACAATTTTATTTATTGTTTCTAAAGTCTAATAAAACAGCAACTTTCATAAACGTTTCGTTGAGTTTTGTGAATGCTTCTGTATTTAACGCTATAATATTTAACATACTCAATTCAGTCGATTTAAAATGATCTAAATAATTATTATAAATAACATCTCTATCTTTTTCTGCTTCATCTAATTTTCTACTCATTAAATCTAATTGTTCTTTATGTACTAAGCGTTGTTCGTTTTGAGAATTTATACTTTGTTTGTATATAAAAACAACAGCACCCATCAATATCAAACAAAACACACCTAATAGACTTTTTTCTAAAAATGTTTGACCTGGTATAATATCTGCTAATAGCATTCCTAATACTTGTAATTGTAACATAACTTTTTATTTATTTTTTAATTTTTAATTTACTCTTCTTTTTACTGAAATATAAAATCCAGTTAATTGTAATGTAGTAGCACTATCTGAATTAAATAAAAGTTGTGCTGGATTATTTAATGTACCAGCATTTCCAATATAAAATTGAATTGTTCTACTTACTTGATAAGAACCTACTGATTTAAAATATGATTGACTTAATGGTAAATCATATGGAGTACCTCCTATATCAAATCTAAGTTTTGTACCAAATACTTGATTAACT